GTTGTATCGGTTATAGGAGTACCTGGAGGTACATTTTGTTTGGCCATGTAATAATTATCACCAGAATTGACAACACTGTTGCCAGGATAAAAATTGCCATCATCCCAGATATTTTCTGGCATAAATGGTTGATTAACAATTTGTTGAAACTCTTGTGCATTGGCCATGGGCGTGGCTTTTACTCGCCATAGATGTGGTAACCAAGTCTGACTAAATCCTTCTGATGCATATGATGCATCTTGTATGACATAATATTTTGGCAGTGCCCGAGGTATGGCTGCATTCAACGGGTAGTAATCAATCAAATTTGGCACTTCTATTACATCACCTGACATCAGTTTACGTTCAAACGTATCAATCATATCATTGTAATGAAATGTTATAAACAGTGTATCATTGTTTAAAAACAAACCAAATTGTGTTAAATCAAAATCAATATCTTGTGTACGATAAACCCCACGCATGACATAAACATTATTGTCATAGGCTCTGTCTCGATTTTCTAGAAGCAGCAAATCTTCAATGAACAAAGGATTAGTACTAGTGTATACTGGTAGTGTAGCATCATTGTTACCTGGATCTGGAGTGGTATCAAGTATTGGACCCAAATATTTGTGCACATAGATGTCAAGTCCGCCCACAGTAAACATTTCTGATATTGTGCGATCAAAAAATTGGTAGTCATTGGTTCGATTGGGTCTGTAGAGTGAAAGACGAGGCATAGTAATGTATTTATGGATTCAATTGACAACAAACTCAACTTTGAGTATAATTACTGTATGGAGAATTTAGAACAACGTCTCAACGATGCCAAAATTCGCATTGGCAATCTTAAAAATAAAACTGCTCGACGAGACCTGGTAAAAATGCACAACACAGTGTTGGCAATTTTTGAAGAAATCAGCCGTGAAAGTGTTGAGTGTCGCCGTATGCATAAAACAACAGCACGATACGAAAAACTAATACTAAATGCTACAGATCAAATTGAGCATCTGGAAAAGTACCTTGTGTTTGCATGTTTAATGTCCGGTTGACTCCAAATACTCAATTTGCTATAATATACACTTATTGGAAAGGAGATGCTATGACCGTAACTGTTGCTAAAATGAACGGTAAAATTGTTCAAGTTGTCAGCGTTCGTGATCGTGTGGCCTTCTCCTCAAATCGCGGATGGGTCTGCGTTACTCCAGATGTGGACAAAGCAGATCGCGCCAAACACGACTTTAGGTGGGTGCCTGCCAGCACTCGTTTTGAATGGGTTAGAACTTTTAATTTCAAGGAGCCAGCATGAATGCTGTAAAACAACCTACAATTCGACTGCTAAATCCCCGAAGCTCTGACACCAATGTCATGGGCACAGAACCCACTTGGAAAATCCAGCCTATTGAAGAACGGGTGAGTGCATTGAGCAAGGCATTTTCGTGGTATAATTATTTCTACGGCAAAAAAGATGCTAGGGAAATGATTGTGAACTATTTGGAATTGCATGGACGCAAAGCAGATGTACGACTACTCCGTGGTGTGAGTGATGCAAATATCAGACTCACCACTGGGTGGTTGTGCCGCATGAGCATGGTAGGATTAGAACTAAACGAGCATGAGCAAATCAAACTAGATAACATGTTGAAAGAATGCTTACAAAGCAAACAACAAGAAATTGCCGAAGTGATAGTAGATGAAACTCCGCGAGTGACAATTCAAGATCGACTGCGTGAAAAGGTCAGCGAGTGTGCCGGAGAACTTGACGGAATGTTTGACGAGTTCGTTGCATCAGGTGCTAAAATGTCAGCAGACTTTAAACCAATTGTGCTAATGCGTGGATTGAACATAGCACCACAAATGATCAGTACTCTGAGTGAAATTTGGAAAGCTCGCCAAGCAGAATTCGAAGAAGTAGCCGCAGGCAAAGACTTGCAACTGACAGAAGGCTATCGACATTTTTCTAAAATTCAATTGCGTAATGTGTTGAAGTTTTGCGAAACTGTGATCAATGACTGCGGTGCCTACATTCAAATCAAAAAAGTTGAACGTAAACCGCGAAAGAAAAAAGCAGTCAGCCCAGAAAAACAAGCCAGCAAATTCAAGTTCCTAGCTGAGTTTGCAGAACTCAAACTCAAAAGTTTGCCGCCCAGTCAGTTGATTGAAAAGTCCGAAGCCTGGTTGTACGATACCAAAAAACGCAAATTGATTCATGTTGTAGCCGACGATTACAGTAAGACATTTACTATTAAAAACAACAGTATCATTGGATTCAGTACTGTAGAAACTCAGCAGAAAACTTTACGCAAGCCAGCAGAACAGCTCAAAGGCATAGGTGCAGTGGGCAAGCCTGCAGCTCGTAAGTTCTACAAAGATATCCGAGCTACAGAAATTGCTTTCAATGGTCGCGGCACAGATAACTTAATAATTCTTAGGGTTTGGTAAATGATCGACGCTAAAATACAGTGGCCAGATGATACTCCAAAAGATCCAAGATTGTATGTGCCCAATGTGGAATTTTACATAACCAATGTGTGTAATATAGCCTGCACAAATTGTAATCGCTATAACAATTATAATTTTAAAGGACATCAACTTTGGAAAGATTATGAATCTACTTATCAAGACTGGGCAGAGAAAATACGACTTCAAAAAATTACCATATTGGGCGGTGAACCATTGATGAATCCCAGCATATGCGACTGGATACAAGGACTCAACAAAATATGGAAAAAACGTGTGAACCTACTTACCAATGGCACACGTTTAAACAAAGTGCCAGGACTGTATGATGCAATAGCAAGTTACATTCCAGCCTCTACCAACAGAAGTGGTAACAGTAATTGGATCAGTGTAAGTGTGCATAATAAAACTGAACTGGATAGATATTTTGAAGAAATACATAAGTTTTTAAAAGGAAAAGTCAAAACATGGACTGGTAAAGACGCTTTGAACGAACAAGGCGGATCAGCAACCTGGGGTGCAGATTATGCATTTGAAGACAGCAATAATGTTCATGTTCATGTATGGTTGTATGACAGTTTCTACAATGTCAGTGTACATACTGGTAGCAATCAAAATTTAACCTTGCACAACAGCATAGCTGAAGAAGCACATGCAGTCTGCGGCATGGTAAAATATAAAAATTATCATTTCATCAAAGGCAAACTCTACAAGTGTGGTCCAGTGGCATTGATGCCAGAATTTGATCATCAGCACACCTTGTCTATAAGCAATGAAGATAGATTATTGCTTAATGCATATGAACCATTGTCAGTTGAACAATTTGATCAGCGCGGCAAAACTTTTATATCAAGCATAGATAATGTTATACCGCAATGTAAATTTTGTCCCACAAAGTTTACCAATCAAAATTTAGTAGCATTAAACAAAAAACGTGGAGCAACTACAGTATTTTGATATAAATACCCTATACTGGAGCTTGCATGGGTATTCAAACAGAAACATCATTAGAAACATTAAAACAAGATCTTTTCACCTATGTTCGTCACCAGCTAGGTGATGGTATCATTGATCTTGAATTAGATGCAGAACACTACGAAACTGCTTATAGATCTACAATAGGTAATTACAGACAAAGAGCAGAAAATGCCTATGAAGAAAGCTACACGTTTATGGAGCTTGTTACCAATGTCAACATCTATACTTTACCTCAAGAAGTTCAGAGTGTAAGACAAATTTTCCGCAGAACTTTTGGAGATTCCACCGGTCCTTTTGCATCAAATTTTGATCCATTCAGTCAGGCCAGTCTAAACGTGTATCTTATGAATTTTAACGTGGCCGGAGGCTTGGCCACTTACGATTTTTATAGCCAATATGTAGAGTTAGCAGGTCGTATGTTTGGTGCTTATATGAATTTTACATTCAATACTGTGACTAAAAAACTGCAACTAATAAGAGATCCCAAAGGCACAGGTGAATCTGTTTTGTTGTGGACCTACAACTACAAACCCGAATTTAATTTGCTCAGTGATCCGCAAATTTCTCAATGGATACGTGATTTTATGGTAGGAAGTTGTAAAATTATAATCGGTGAAGCCCGTGAAAAATTTGGCACCATTGCAGGTCCGCAAGGCGGTTCTACATTAAATGGCACTGCCATGAAAGCGGAAGGCAAAGCAATTTTAGAATTTTGTATTAATGATCTAAAAAACTACGTAGATGGTTCACAACCATTGACCTGGGTTATTGGTTAAAGTTTGCTAGACTTTTAATTGCTGTTGTGTTACAATACAAGCATGGCAGATTTAATGATTGATCTTGAAGGACTTGGCACTGGTCCTGACACTACTATTCTTACTATAGCGGCGCAAAGTTTTGACCCGTTGGGCACAGGCTACTACGAACAAAAATATTATGCTCGAATAACTCTAGAAAGTCAACCAAATCGTAGCATACAACAAGGCACAATAGATTGGTGGGCTACCCAACCAGCAGCTGCAAGAGACGAAGCATTCAATGAACAAGGGCGTATTCCGTTAGATCAAGCATTGGATGAACTAGGTAAACTAATATGGAAAAGCAAAAGAATATGGGCTCAAGGCCCGACTTATGATATGAACATACTAGAACATGCTTACAAAAGTTATGACAAACCTATCCCTTGGCAATTTTATGTTGTTAGAGACAGTCGTACAGTTTTTGGG